AAACTTGCCATACGAGTTTTAAGACCCGCTGACTCGTTTTGAACTTGCTTGGCGTAATTTATCGCCTCTTGTTCACGACGTTCAGCTTCCCGCATTTTCTTTGTAAGGCGGTCAATACGCTTTTGTGTATTAGTTTCTGCTTTTTTAAACTGATCGTCGTCAGCTTCAAAATCGTCAGAAACGGCACTTTCCGAAACATCAACTTCTGTTTCTTCAGAACCTTCTAATTCTAATTCTATTTGATTGTCTTCTTCAGCCATTTTTTAACTCCTAGAAATGAAGAACGTCTTCGGGGGATGAAATCTTAGCAAGAACCTCGTCATCATTGAGAATCCTAACTTCACCACCCTCAATTCTAAAACGAGAACCAGCATACCGGGCAAACATTACCCAACTGCCTTTCTCACACCAAGGACCTTCCGGAAACTTGTCGGTGTCCTTATACGCTAGTTCGCCCACTTTAAGGACGTACCCAACTTGTGTTGAAACAGCGTTTTCCTCAACGATTTTGTCGGGAAGGTAAATGCCGCTTTCCGTTTTTCCTTTGCCACGATAAGGCAAAATAAGAAGCCGCCACCCCGTAGGCGAAGGCATTCTATCTAGGAGGGAATCCCCAATGGAATCGGGGTCTAACACCCGCTCCGACTTTTCTTTGTAAGCCTGAGAGATGTTTTCAACAGCTTCTTTAGCTGCTGTTAAGTTTATTTTTTGCGCTTCAGTCATTTGAACGCTCCTGTTTGTCTAGCAGGCCCTTGAGTTCCTGTTCCACGTGATTTAAGCACTCTAAGTTGCCCATAAGCTCACGATATTGCTCCATCGACTTAACATTTCCGTAAATCATTAAGTCTGTTACACCCTGACGCCTTTCTCTCAAGATTCGAAAGACAGCTTCGGCGGTGTGTATTTCATCCATTAATACCTCGCATATTATCTAAGAATTTATGATATTATCCTAGCACATTTAATATAAGATATGCTAGGACAAAGTATAAAGATATGCGAGTAGACTTAAAACCCCTTAAACCATTAGCTCAAAGTGCGGTCCGTCAATGAATGGTCTGCGGCCTTGAGTTCTACGTTCGTCAATGTAGCTGTTCATAGCATCTTCCATAGTGCCGCCGTGGAACTGAGCTATATTCGATACTGTCCAAGCAGCCCCCCACCGGATAGGAACGTCTACTTCCCTAGCCGCTTCGGCCATAGCATCAGCAATGTCATCATAAAGATTTAATTCCCAAGAGGCACGGCTGCCAATGTAAGCCATAAGGTCTACGGCATAGCCCTGAAGATGTTTGGACTTCATAGTCTGCGAGGCTCCAGACGCAACAAGAGCCTTCTGTTCGTCTGTAGTCCTCATGCCGCAGATCACACCAAAATCAATTTTAGTCCGGTGGATAGCTGCCTTAACAACTGCCACAAGCCGTGGGTCTAACCCTTCTAGCTTGGATTCGCTTCGCGCACTTAATTTAAAAGTCATTTCTGTATCCTTACGTTTAGGCAGGCAACGATCATATTGGTGTTTGTAACCATGATTTTTGCCTGTTCTTTATATTGTTCACATACCGTTCTACTCTCAAAACTATTTAATTGATAGTATTGCAAAGGCATACCCGTAACCAACTGCATCCAAACCAATACCCACATCAAGTGGAGAACTTCTTCTTTAGCCATAGAACGATTGCAAAGACCACAAGTCCGTATACTGTAGCTATACCAACATCCACTATATGCTCTCGAAGATCATATATAAACTCTATGCCAGCTTGGACATCACTGCCACCGCCACCTGTGCCAATGTTGATTGTTTTGGTTCCTATGGTAGACGCTTGCTGCTCAATAATAATATCGTTTTCCATTACTTCGTTAAGCCTTTGGTCTTTTCATACGAACGTAACCCACCAATTCCTAACATTCCGCCCAAAACCGTGAGGAGCGTAGACATATCAAACTCAGGTAAATCAGGTAAATCTACCCCAGATGCCGTTAGAACAAAGACCAACAGAGGTTGCAGTACAAAATGATAGGCAAATGCAACTCCAGATGTCCATCCAATGAACGGTCTCCACCCGCCCTTAAACAGGCTACCAGAGGCTGCTTCAGCCTTGTTAATCTCTAACTGAGCCAGTAGCGCCTGTTGAGCATGATTGTCGCTCATGGTGGCTATTTCATGAGCCAGCTTGGCTTTCATGTCAGAGTCTGGAATTACCTTGTCTAAGATGCCCGACACAGGTCCGATTAAAGAAGCAATTAAACTCATTTCTCTACACTCCTGTCTTGATAACTAATGGAAGCCTGTTTGTCTGCTTTTGCAGAGTAGGCATTAAAGCCCATAAAGGCCGCAACCACACCAGACGCAGCTATAACGTAAACAGAAGCAATGTCCGTAATTAGTGAAGCCGCTTTGTCAAAACCCAAGACAGAGGACAATAAAATTATTAAAGGGTACAAAAGCATTCCAGCCAGAGCAAATCCCGTGAACCGGCGTTCAGCGTTTCGCTTGAGGTCTTCATCATCTAACCTACGGCGACGATCCTCTAGCTCCAAAAGAGCCCACTCATTTCGCTCAATGGCCCCACTGTTGTTTTTATCAATCTGTTCGAACTCAGTCATGTTCGGCTCCAATACTTTGCAAAGTTAAGTGCAATGTTTTTGTCACGGGTTATTATGACAACTTTTCTGTTTTTGTCTAGAACGACCCACTTTCGTTTGTATTCTAAAAGAAACACTCACCATTTGCCCTGCTGCTTGCCTATGAAATATATAACACCCGCTGCTATAGCGATACCGATTGAACAGATTATAGTAATAAGTATAGCATTAATTAAATTGTCTATGGCCTCTTTTTTTGCATAAACCAGTTCGCGTTGCTCTTTGCGCTGTTGAGCCTCAATCGCCACGATTTCGCGCCACGCGCTGGGTCCGTAGGTCCAAGATATATGAGTTTTTAATTCCTCGCGCATTTCTCTAAGCTTTTGTTTTTGCGTCCAAATTTCGAGAGCGTGACTTTGAGTGTCAGAGAACATCTTATAAAGCGGGGGTTTTTTTGATTTCTGTTCAAGAAAGTCTATGTCACTAGATGCTTTGGCAAACTGAGAGATAGCACCAGTGAAGCTACTAATTTCCTTGCCTACCTCAACGGCTTTTTTTATTCCTTTATAGGCGCTTGTGGCAAGCGTTATTGCAGAAATTGGATCAATCATGCCACAGGCCCCTCTCTATTAAGAGGCACTATAGCATATACCTAACTTTTAAAAAAGTTAGAAAAAACCCTAAGAAGGGAAACCAATGTAACTTTTGCCGCGGATCGCAGCACCCGCACCGCGGACAGTCATCTTCGTAGGCTTGTTGGTATCAGCCATAGGAGCCGGAGCCGAGTTGCCGTATGGAATACGGCCTTGGCCCTTAATGTCCGCATAGCCGACCGCTTCAGGTGTTTTACCCGGCGCGGAGCCGTTTACTTTTACTTTAGCCATTAGTTATTTCCTTTTCTGAGTAAAATACGAGTTTGGCTTTAAGGTGTCAATATTTCAAGTAAGACCCTATGCCGCCATAAGTCCTTCCACCTTGGCCCCCTCTAGGTAGATAAGGGAACGGATTGGGACTAGGGGGCGGTCCAAAAACAGGTGGAATAGGGGCAGGCATTATTGGGTCAGCAAAAACCGGTGGAGTTGGTTTAGGCATTATTGGGTCAGCAAATACTGGTGGAGCAGGGGCAGGCATTATTGGGTCAGCAAATACTGGTGGTAAAAAGGGACTGTCCGGTTTTCCCAAAACAGGGTCAGGTCTTAAAAAAGGATTGTCCGGTCTTTGTTGTATGGGGGGTTTAGGAAGTACCGGTTGTGTAGAAACGGGAGGTTCCGGGTTCAAGAACGGGTTATCGGGTCGAGGTAGCGGAGAAGGTAGCGCCGGACCACCTGTAACTGTTCCGCCCGTCCCCTCGGTTATATCCCAACCCGAATAAGAACCACCGCGTCCGTCAGACTTTTCCTGATAAGTATATGTTGTGTCAAGCTGCGGGTCATAATGCGTGTCGCCTAAATTAGCGGGCGCACCAAAATCAAAGCCTTCCCTGTCACGGGGAGCAGGCGGTGGTGAGGCGTTAGGGCTACCGGTTGGAACGTCCGGCGCTTGTCTTTTTTGTTCAACAGGCCCGGTTGGAGCCCTATTAGCCGAGACGTTGGCCAGTTGTTTAATTAACCCGCCCAAAAAGTATTTTTGAACAGGATAACCGTAATTTAAGTTTTTATCTATCATTGTTGCTGCCCGTTTTGCTTCAATAATTCACGCTGCATTGCAGCATCAATACGGGCCTGCGTCTGACGCTCTTGTGCCGTCAAGCGTTGGTTAAACTGTTGACCTCGCATCTGTTGACCCTGTGCATCAAGCTCCAGCTTGGCTTGGTCAATCTGGTTATCGGCCTGATCCGACGCTGCTTTTTGCTGCATCTCAGCCTCTTTAAGCTGTACAAGTGGATCGGGAGCCCCGGCACCTGTCATCTCTCCAGACATTTGTTTAACCTGTTGCAACCCTTCTGCAATAAAGTTAGCGGTCATCTGCTCAATTTGCAACATTTGTTCGTCATCAGCCGGTTTACCGCCCTGTTGCTGAACCTGTTGTAAGTAAGCCACCGCGGACTGCTCTCTCGCAGCTTGCTGCACATGTTCCATAATATGCTTCTGTATGGAAATAGCCACTGGCGGCATCGTGCCAACAATAGGACTTGTGCCAAAAACCAAATGCGCCTGAATGTGAGCTTGGTGGTTCTGACCCTCGAAAGCCCGTAACGGCAACATGTCCAAAGAATTAATATTCTCTTGTGCCGGATCAAGGGGTTCAGGCTCTTCAGTAGGTATAGACTTCATCAAACGATCTACGTCCGTAACACCTAAAGCCTCATACATGTCACGAAACGCTTCGTGCAAGTTGTGAATCTCAGGTGCCTGAGTAGCAAGCTGTAACTTAGTCTGCGCTAAAGTAATGCGCTGGGCCTGACTAAATGCGTTAGGATTGCTAACCGGTACAACGTCAATACGGTCGTCAAAGTCCGACGCCATAATAGTCTCGTCGCCACCCGCAACAGAATACGGATACTCTTGCGGTAAACTCTCACCCATTACACGCGCAAGTATCTTGAACTCTAACCGCATCGCATAATGCAAACGCTTATGTACAGCACTCATGACCCGCGAGCCCTGTTCCATGATTGCCATAGTAGTTCCGACAGGCGCGTTCTCATTGCCTTGGCCTACCTTCAAATCAGTAATGGTCGCGAACCGCTGACCGGCCTCTACGACAAAACCAAGCAACTGAAACAATGTCTGATCCGGTCCTTTGAAAGGCAGCGGCATGAGACTATCTCGGATAGCCCCTCCCGGCGCGTCCACATCTCTGAACTCTCCGGGCTGCAACGGTTCATCGTCATCCCTGATCCGTAGTCCGCGGGCTTTGAAACCCGCAGGGAGGTTGGACAACGTTCCGGCGTCGATCAACTGTCGCAATGCCGCCGTGGCGGTTCTTGACAAACCGCCAATCGTATGGATGAGCCCTAGTCCATAAAAGCCAAAACCCGGTAAAAACTTATAGTGTGTAAAATACTGGATTTTTTTCTTCTTAGGGTCATCCTCTCTGTAATTCCTACGAATAGACAGAACCTGTCCGTTATCCATAGAAATCGTTACTATATACGGTATTTTAATTCCTGTTGTGTCGCCGTCCTCGTCAACTTCCTCATAACCCTCTAGGTCTAAATCAACGTGGCACTCCAAAATTGTGCAATCATAATCAATCTGACTAGGTTCCAAACCGTCAATACGGTTTATTTCCCCACCAACACCCGTTATTTCGCGCTGGGCAGGGATAACATCCACGTCTAAATAAGAACCCATAACCTGACGTTTGCGTAAATCGTTCAACGACATGCGAACAACCTGAGTAACGTTAGGGCAAGTGTCGAGGTCCGTGGTCTCATACGGAACAACCAAGTTTTCCGCAGGCACAAACTTAGAAACCGCACGATCTAACGTCTCATCAAAATAAGTTTTCTTGAAAGTAGAACCCGCCAGCGGTAAATAAAACAACATCTGATCCATGTCAGGAGTGTAATCTTCCATCACATTAGTAATGTAGTAATTCATAAACTGACGAACGCGCTGACCCTGCTCAACCTTCTTGCGAGTCTCTTTGCCCATAACAACTGTACGGACAGGACCCGAAGACGGTAAAAGCTCGTTAAACGCTTGAGCTTGGAATTGAGTGGCAGCTTCAGCTAAAAGAGGATGAGTAACACCGGTGGCCCCTCTGAAAGGTTGTGTGCGCTCTTCGTAGTTAAACCCTAGAAGTTCTAAGCCATTTGCATACGCATCTTCCCAATCTTGGCGGCTGGACTTGTTTGCGTCGTACTCGGCTAACATCTCGCTGGAAATGCGTGAC